CGGCAGTATGTTGAGTGAGTTAGTATAACGAACCTTGGGGACGAAAGTATTCTTAAAAATACATGGTTAGTGTTGACAACTCAGTGTGAGTAGTGTATAATTAACAGTGTGAATCCTTCGGCAGTTTGTGTGTCGATCTGGCAGTATGTTCCCCCCTTGCGTTGTGCCCTCGTGCCTGCGATGGGGGGTTTTATAATGTTTGGGTCCCTCCTAATCTATAAACGACCCAAATCGAGAGAGCTATCGTGATTCCAAGTGATTTAAAAAATTTTTTCCCATATATAAAAACGGTGTGAGGTTCTATGTTGATGGAAAAAAATTTCGGACATGAAATTGTGCCCGTAGAGGTCGATCCTGCTACAGGGGATCCTATGGTGGTTATTCCCGAATGGATGATGTTAGATCTTGGATGGGAAGAAGGAGATACTTTAGAATGGATTATTGATGAAGAGGATAATTGTCTTATTCTGAGGAAACCGACCGATGCCTGAATTACAAAGTTTTCAAGGAGCACCCCCAAAGGTAGTCGAGGGTGATCTATGGGTAACAGGTACGATATATGGAACACTCCAAGCTGGTGGAGCTGCTGCCAGTGGTGGATCATCTGATAGTGGTGTACCTATTGGATCTGTTCATTATTTTGCTGCGAGTACACCACCAGCAAACTATTTGGTCTGTGACGGTACTGCATTAGACACTGGAGAATATGCACAGTTGTTTAATGTGACTCAGTATACGTTTGGTGGAAGTGGTGGTAGTTTTAACTTACCAGATTTAAGAGGTGAGTTTATTCGTGGATGGGACGGTGGTAAAGGAACCGATAGTGGTAGAACATTTGGTACATTCCAGGATCACCAGTTAGAATTACACTCTCACGGACGTGGTGCGATTTATCCTGGTAGTGGACCAGAACAGAACCAGAGTGGTAGTAGAGAAGATAATACATCATTCAACCAACAAACCACGACTTCTGGTAGTACTGGTAACTTTGGTAGTGAAACTCGTCCTAGGAACGTTGCTTTGTTACCCTGTATCAGATATCAATGATTTGACGGGAGATATATAATCTGTTAGAATACTGACGTACATTTTCTAGGTTATGGCTAAAGGATTCACAGTAAAAGCAAAAGCACCAGAAAAGCCCGCTGCACAACAGGGTGAATGGGACTACGAAAAGGCAAAAGAAATGATCAGGGGCAAGTCTATTGTCTTCTGTATGCCTGGTCGTGGATGTTCCTATCAATTCCTGAAATCATTCACTCAGTTGTGTTTTGATTTGGTCGGAGCTGGTGCTCAGATTCAAATCTCTCAAGACTATAGTTCCATGGTGAACTTTGCCCGTTGTAAGTGTCTCGGTGCAAACGTTCTTCGTGGTCCCAATCAGATTCCCTGGGATGGGAAACTGAAGTATGATTACCAACTTTGGATTGACTCGGATATTGTCTTCAATACTGAGAAGTTCTATCAACTCGTTCTGATGGATACCGAGATTGCCTGTGGTTGGTATCTGACGGAAGATGGCACGACTACTTCCGTTGCTCACTGGCTTGAAGAAGATGACTTCAAGAACAACGGTGGTGTCATGAACCATGAAACTGGTGATACCATGTCAAAACGTCGTAAACCTTTCACCGTTGATTACACTGGTTTCGGTTGGGTTCTGATCAAGCACGGTGTGTTTGAGAATCCCAAGATCGAGTATCCCTGGTTTGCTCCTAAGATGCAACGCTTCAATAGTGGTGAAGTTCAGGACATGTGTGGTGAGGACGTGTCATTCTGTCTGGATGCCATTGATGCAGGTTATGAGATCGTGTGCGATCCTCGCATTCGTGTCGGTCACGAGAAAACTCGTGTGATCTGATGACAAAAGCACCTCGGACGTTGTATAATATCATGTGTCGGGGTTCTGTGCTCCTCAGCAATTTACCTGAGGAGCAATTTTTCGACGAAATGGAGAGTCTGGCACAGTCTTACTATAGCACTGGTGTTCCAGACCCCTCTGAAATCTCTTTTGAAACTATTGAGGACAATGGCAGTACGTAGCAAAATCGGCATCTCTGGAATCAAGTTTGAGCCTGGTAAGCCAAAATGCACCCGTCAGGGTAACTCTAAGAATACTAAATACGCCGCAACGTCTCGTAACTCGGCACGTAAGAAGTATCGGGGTCAAGGTAAGGGTTGATGAATGATGTAGAGGAGCACATTAAACGTTGGATTAAGAATATTTCTACAATCCGACCTGAGTTAGGCAATTTTTCGGTCTGCCCTTTCTCCTCTACAGCAACCTATAAGATAATTCACTCCAATATTGACGATATCATGCCTGTAAATGGGTGTGATGTCGTCATTTTTGTTGTCGAGGATTACCTAAGTGTTGATGCGATTCAATTTTGGTGCGATTTTTACGATAAAAAATACACTGACTACATATTTTTAGAGGATTGTGCCTATACTGACTTCCATATTAATGGAATTAAGACAAATAATGGTAAGTACAACCTTGTTTTATGCCAAAAAAAGAAGAAATTACAAGAGTCTAGGAAAATTTTATCAAAATCTGGGTATTATGATCACTGGAGTGATGAAATGGTGACTGAAATACTTGGTGAAGATCAAAATATTGTCAAAAAAACGGGATAGCAACCCCGTAAAAAGTTCTGTTCACCCTTTTTAGGAGAAAACAGATGACAAGACAACCTTATCCAGACAGAGATCCCGATTATATGGAGTCAATGTGGGGTACAAGGGGCTTGATCACCGATTACTGGACTAAACCTATGAAAAAACAAGAAGATAACCTGTTGAGAGAGGTCGTTGGGGACCATGTTCATGACCTAAAACGTCAAACTGTGCTTCATGAAGAGATTCGTAACGACGAAGACTATGATGATTGGGAATATGGAACTGAACCAAGTTATGGAAAACCTAATAAATAGGTTTACGGTCTAAAATCATGCCTTTTCATGGCTTCAACCAAAGTATCAAGGGCATTTAAGGACATTTCTTTGTCCTTTATGCCCCATCCAATTACAAAAGACCTCCCCGTGCTTGTAAATGAGCGTGCAATAGCACGTTCGGTGCGGAATTTAGTAGAAACTATCCCCACGGAGAGGTTTTTTAACCCATTTTTGGGTTCGGATGTCAGAGATACTCTATTTGATTTTTGCGATTATGGTACTGCTAGCATTATTGCGAATCAAATTGAAGAAACTATCATAAATTATGAACCTAGAGTCGGTAATTTGAATGTCGTTGTCCTACCACGACCTGATGATAACACTTTTGAGGTAACAATAGCATTTGATATCGTTGGACAAGACTTACCACCACAAAATATCTCCTTCATACTTGAGGTCACGAGATAAATGCCATTAACTAAGTTTACAGATTTAGATTTTGATCAGATTAAGGCTTCTATCAAGTCTTATCTGAGAGCAAACTCGAATTTTACCGACTTTGACTTTGAGGGGTCAAATTTTTCTGTCCTTATTGATACTCTAGCATACAATACTTATATTACAGCATTTAACTCCAATATGGTAGTTAATGAGTCATTTATTGACTCTGCTACTTTGAGGGAAAATGTGGTTTCTCTTGCTAGAAACATTGGATATGTACCCAGATCAAGAAAATCAGCACAAGCTCAGATAAGTTTTAATATTCAGTACACTGGAACAAGCCCAACAGTAACTTTAAGCAAAGGTTTGGTTTGTGTCGGTGCCGTAGACAATAGTTCTGTCGTATTTTCTATTCCAGAAGACATTACCACAACCTCATCTTTGATTGGTGCTGATGTCAACGGAAATGGACCTAGAAGGGCATCGTTTAGTAACATTGATGTCTATGAGGGGACACTACTTGCAAGGTCCTTCCAGGTCAATGGATCGATCGATCAAAGATTTATTCTAGACAACCCAGGAATCGATACAAGTTCCATTAGAGTAACTGTTCGAGGACCACAGGAAACCGTAGGAAGAGAATATAGACAGATTGAAAATATTATTAACGTAACATCACTTTCCGAAATTTACCTTATTCAAGAAGTAACTGATGAAAGGTATGAACTTTTGTTTGGTGATGGTATTTTTGGCAAAAAACTAGAAAATGAGTCTGTAATTGAAGTAAGTTACATTGTATGTGACGGATCCCGCGGAAATGGATCCAGAGTCTTCTCTTTTGCTGGTTCTGTGGAAAATAGCACTGGTATTACCTTTTTACCAACAAATACAGTAACTATAACAACAAATCAGTCTGCCACTAACGGTTCTGATATTGAACCAATCGAATCTGTAAAGTATTATGCTCCTAGATTGTACTCTTCTCAGTATAGAGCAGTAACTTCTAAAGATTACGAGGCAATTGTACAAAGAATTTACCCAGATACGGAATCTGTATCTGTTGTTGGTGGTGAAGAGTTAGATCCACCAGAATTTGGAACCGTTGTATTGAGTATTAAGCCAAAGAACGGTACTTTCTTATCAGATTTTACCAAAGCACAAATTCTCAGTGATTTGAAGCAATATTCCGTTGCTGGAGTGAATCAAAGAATTGAAGACCTCAAACTTCTTTACATTGAACTCTATTCAAACGTATTTTACAATGCAAGTCAAGTATCTGATGCTAAACAACTCAAGTCTGATGTTATTTCAAGTTTAAACACATATTCAGACTCCATTGACCTTAATACTTTTGGTGGAAGATTCAAATACAGCAAAGCAGTAAAAATCATCGATGATACGAATACTGCTATTACATCAAATATTACCAGAGTGGTCATTAGAAGGGACCTGAAGGCACTTGTAAACCAATATACTCAGTATGAGATATGTTATGGAAATAAGTTCCACGTGGTCTCTGAGGGATACAATATTAAGAGCACTGGATTCACTGTAGAGGGTTCTTCGGACCTTCTCTATTTTACAGACGTTCCAAATGCCGATATGCAGAGTGGTGCTATCGCAATTGTAAAAGAATCTGACTCTGGTCCAGTTGTCATTGTACCTGCGGCTGGTACGATTGACTATGTAAAAGGTGAAATCATTATCAACACTGTTAATATTACGTCTACGGTAAAAGAAAATCAAATCATTGAGATTCAAGCAGTTCCAGAGTCTAATGACGTAATTGGTCTCAAAGACTTGTATTTGCAATTGGATATCTCCAATAGCACCATAAATATGGCAAGAGACACTATTACATCTGGTGAACAAATCTCGGGGGTTGGATTCCCCGTCGCATCCAGTTATACCAACGGACAATTAAGTAGGAAATGATAAACACTAATTCTGTCTTTGATTCCAGAGTTAAGATTCAACAAGTTGTAGACAATCAACTTCCAGAATTTATTAAAGACGAAAATCCACTTGTTGTGGATTTTCTGAGATCTTATTACACGTCTCAAGAATTTGCTGGTGGTCCAGTCGATATTGCTGAGAATATTGATCAGTACCTGAAACTGGATAGTCTGACACCAGATGTGATTGCTGGTATGTCCACAGTGACATCTGGCATTTCCACAACAGATACAGAAATCTTTGTTACTAATACAAAAGGATTTCCGCAAGAATATGGATTAATCAAGTTAAATAATGAAATTATTACATATACTGGTGTAACAACTAATTCCTTTACAGGATGTGTGCGCGGATTTTCTGGCATTACATCATATCATGCCCCCAATAATCCTGAAGAATTAGTATTTTCCGAATCTGAAGCAGAAACTCACGCAGAGGGAGTATCTGTACAGAATTTAAGTGCTCTCTTTCTTAAAGAATTTTATAACAAACTCAAAAAACTATACACACCTGGATTAGAAAATACGCAACTTGCTCCTAGTCTAGACGTAAATAACTTTATTAAAGAATCTAGAAGTTTATATGAGAGTAAAGGTACGGAAGAATCTATCAAAATTCTTCTGAAAGTTCTGTATGGTGTAGATTCTAAAGTAATCGATCTTGAACAGTTTCTAGCAAAACCTTCTTATGCGGAATATGTTCGTAGAGAGGTTATTGTTGCTAAACTGATCAGTGGCAATCCCGCTCTTATTTCTGGCACAACACTATTCCAAGATGCTCAACCACTGAATAAGATTGGGTCTGCTAGTGGACCAATTTCCGAAGTAGAGATCTTTACTAGAGGAACTTCTGAGGATATTGGTGTACAGACATACTATAAGATTTCTCTCTTTACTGGATTTGGTGATGAGAGTCTTATCGAAGGTAAATTTAATATTCCTGGAAGTAGTTTTACTATTGGCAGTCACTCTGCTGGTTCTAATGTAATCACCGTAGATTCGACTATTGGATTCCCAGAGTCTGGATCATTTGTTATTGGTGACGACACTATCACATATACATCAAAGACAATTACCCAGTTCATTGGATGTTCTGGTTTAACAGAGGATATTACACCCAGAACAGAGATCACTCAAGATCTTGAAGTATATGCTTTTGAAGAAAATGATTTGACCAGACAGGTCAGATTTGTTATCACTGGTGTTTTAAGTAACTTTGAGCAATCTGAGGATATCTTTTCCTCCGTAGAGGGATCATTAATCTCTGTTAAAAATCTTGGTCAAGTTATTTCTAATGATCAGGAAGATGATTCTTATGCGAAGATCTTCTTCAACTCCTGGATCTACAATACTTCTGCAAGATATTTTGTAAGCTCTTTCAGTGGTTCTACTTTCAATCTCTCTTCCACAATTGACAGATCTAGTTTGAAAGAGGGTGATTTCGTTGACATTGTGGAAAGGTCTAGTCAAACAATTGCCGCATCCAATCTTGAAGTTGTTGGTGTAAACTTAACAAATAATGCAGTAACACTTGGATCTGGTGATTATTCTGGAGTAAATCCATCTGGGTTTTATGATATCCGAAAGAGAATCAACAAGGCATCTTCTTTAGGTGCCCCATTATCGTCTGGTGACAATGTTCTTTCTTCTGATGTATTAAACACATATGTCGAAGACAATAAATTTGGATATGTTGCTTCCAACTCCTTACCATCCTATGTAATCAGACCAGTAACAACTGAGTCTCAAATTTCCGTAGCATCTACATCAAGTGGTTCTATTCAGGGATACGACTCTAATAAGCTTTCATATGATACGATTTCTTTCCAAGACGTTGTTCCATTCTTCAGTGGAGACGAAGTATTTTACCAGCCTTTAGATGGTGCTTCTCCTATTGTTGGATTGAATACGGGAAGTTACTTTGTCGAGGTTCAACCAGCACCCAATAACAATAGGATTAAGCTTTCCCTGTCTAGATCATTCTTGGCAGCAGGATCATATGTAAGGTTTAATCCTTCTAATAGTGGTCCTCACTCCTTCATTCTTGCGGAACAAAGAGAGGGTTCTATTCAACCACAAAAACTTCTTAAGAAGTTCCCACTCTCTCAAGATATTAGAACTGGTGAGAGAGATTTAACTCAACCTGGAACAACAGGTATTCTTATCAATGGTGTTGAAGTAACAAACTATAAGGTTGAGGATTCCGTATTCTACGGTCCCCTTGATAGGGTTGAAGTGTTTACTGGTGGATCAAACTATGATGCATCTAATGCTCCAAGAGTAATTGTTGGCAATCCATCCATTTCTTCTGGAACAACCGCATTGGTACAACCAGTTGTTGAGGGATCATTTACTGATATTCTTGTTGATCCAGTAAACTTTGATTTGGAAGAAGTAATTTCCATTAACGTTTCTGGTGGTAATGGTGAAGGTGCTACGGCATCCGCAACCTTAGCATCTGAATTTAGAGAAGTATTCTTTAATGCGAATACTCTTGCTGAAGGTGGTGGTGTTGATGTTTCTGCTAATACCATTACTTTTGATACTCAGCATAACTTCCAAACTGGTGATCCTATTGTTTACAATGCATTAGGTAATGCTGCTCTTGGTATTGCCACAAATACCTCCAATGATGCTATTCAGAACTTAACGCTTCAAACAGGAAATATCTACTACTCTAAGTTTATTAACAGTAGTACTATTCAAATCCATAATACAAAACTGGATGCTCAGTTAGGAATTAATACTATTGGTATTACTACTGAAAATAATGCTGGACTGATGAAGTTCAGAACTACTAATAAGAAGCTAAAGATTGATAGAATTAATGTCCTTAACCCTGGACAAGGATATTCTAATAGAAAACTCATTGTTCAGTCAACAGGTATCAATACAGCAAATGATACCATTGTCTTTGATAATCATAACTTTACTAATGGTGACTTTGTAGAGTACGAATACTTTGATACTGCTATCTCTGGACTTTCTACAACAGTACAGTACAAGGTATTGACTGTTTCTGATAAAGAGTTTAGACTTGCCAATGCTGGTGTTGGTGGAACCAATCATACTGACTTCAATAGAAACAAGTATGTCACTCTTGGATCTGTTGGTGTCGGTAGTCACATCTTCAAGTATCCTGAAATCACCGTAACTATCAAAGCAGTAACAACTCAGCAAACAGAGGGAACATTTACTGCTACTCCAGTTGTTCGTGGACCAATTGTAGATGCTTATCTCTACAATGAAGGTACTGACTATGGTTCAGAAATTCTGAACTTCCAAAGAACACCTCAGATTAGTGTCAATAGTGGAAGTGGTGCTGAAGTAAGACCAGTAATCCTCAATGGAAGGATTGACAATGTATTCGTTCTCAGTGGTGGTACTGGATACACGTCCCCACCAGAACTGGTTGTCAACTCTAATCCTGTTGGAACAGGAACAACTGGATCTGGAGCTAGACTGAGAGCACTCATTAACAATGCTGGTGTAGTGACCTCTGTAGTCGTCCTCTCACAGGGTTTAAACTACGATTCGAACACAACCACCATTAAGGCTAATTCGGTGGGTTCTGGGGCAATCCTGAACGGTTTCGTGAGACGTTTGGGTGTCAATAAGTTTGCTAAGATTAACGATAATGGTGGAGAGGTCGTATCTCCAACTCCAGATCGTGGTCTTGAGTATACTGCCATTGGATATGGTGTAACACTTAGAAATGCATTTGGTGATACTGGAGCATTCCACTCACCAATCATTGGTTGGGCATATGATGGCAACCCAATCTACGGATCTTATGGTTATAATAATCCAGAAGACATTCAGAGTGGAACTAAGAGAGTTGGATCTGGATACACTTCTAGCATTTCTTACATTACCAATAGACCAAACTCAACTACTTTCCCACTTGGATTCTTTGTTGATGACTACAGATTCACTGATGTTGGTGATCTTGACGAGTTTAATGGAAGATATACTATCACCAATGAATTTCCACAAGGAATTTACGCATACTTTGCCACTATTGATTCTAACAATAATCCACAGTTCCCATTCTTTGTTGGAAATTCTTTCAGATCCAAGAGTGTTCCTGAGAACGTAGATCCTGCGGCTTCTATTGATCAGAACTATGACTTTAATAACTCCAATCTGATTAGAAATACCTTCCCACAAAAAATTGCTGAAAAGGGTGCTTCATATGACTTTGCTATTGAACCATATAAAGTATTCTCTCAAGATGCTGTAGTTGATGTTGTTAGATCTGGGTCTGTAGATTCTATCAGTGTTGCTTCTACAGGAAATGCCAGATATGCTGTTGGTGACAACTTAAACTTCGGTGAGACTGAGGTTGGAACTGGTCTTGCAGCTCAAGTATCTAAAATCGGTGGGAGATCCATTGTTAGTGTTTCTTCCACAGAGACTGTTTATGAAAATGCTATTGTTACCTGGAAAGATGATAAAACAGTAGAGTTTTCTATTAGTCCAAACTTTGATCTGAATGATAAAGACGTTGTTCAAGTTACTGGTTTATCTACTTTTGTCCAAAATCTCGATGGTTCTCATACCATTAATACAGATCTCCCTAATGGCAGACTTTTAGTTGGAATGGGAACCACTGGTGTTAGTGGAATGACCACAGACATTTCTGTTTCTACAGTTCCCGTTTCCATTGGAAGTTCCCTGAAAGTTTCTAATGAAACATTTGGTGTTCTGAATGTTTTCTCTGCAGATGGTATCATCAGAGTTCAGAGATTCCCATCAGAAACCGCTAGTGGTGGTGTGGCACATACAGCAACGGAAACCGTTTCTTATCTGCCACAACGGTTCACTGTTTCCTTAGAAACACCTTACTTCGATTCTAAGGAAGAGGATACTGTATACTTCAATCCATTCGAATCTGTTGGTATTGGAATTACTGCTGGTCTTTCTACCACAAGATCCTATCAGTTTAATGGTATTACGACACAGAGAGGTATCCTTGCCCAGAACATCTTCCTTGAAGATCACCCATTTGTAACCAACCAACAAATCTCTTACTCTGTTGGTCTCGGAACGACTTCTATTGGCATTTCTACAAGTCCAACGGGAACTGTATTCTACATGCCAAGTCAGGTCTATGCTATTAGAACCTCTAAGGATACTATTGGGATTGCAACTGTTCTTAATGGAGATCAAGTTTATTTCAGAGATGTTTCATACACTAATTTGTATGATTATCAGTTTGCCTCTATCAATAGTCAGATAACTGCTAATGTTAAGAAGATAACCGCAACAGTTTCCACTGGTGAAACTCATGGACTTACTAATGGAAATACTATTGAGTTGATGGTCAATCCTGGTTTGAGCACTGGTGTTGGAGCTGCTTCTACAGTAGTAGTTAAGGTTGCAGAAGAAAGAATTCTTATTAATCCAGTTGCTATTAGTTCCACTGGCATTAACACGAGTACTAATACTATCACTAAGACCGATCACGAATATTCAACTGGTGATAAAGTCTATTATGATGCAAGTGAAGTCATTGGTGGACTGTCAACTGGAACGTTCTATGTCTTTACGATTGATAAAGACAATTTTAGACTAACTGAAACCAGAAAAGATGCTATTTCTTCACCACCAACTTTTGTAAACTTAACCTCTGTTGGTGGAACTTCCCAAACACTTTCTTTGGTTAATCCACCACTTGAAGTGTTTAAAAATAATGATATAGTCTTTAATCTTGAAGACTCCAGTCTTTCTGGATACAACTTTAGTGTTTACTATGATAATGATTTTAATAATGCGGTCGTATCCACTGGACAAACAACTAATTTCTTAATTACACCATTTGGAACTAATGGAACAACTGGTGCTGGAGTAACAGTTGGATTCTCTTCAATCTTCCCATCTATTCTTTATTACAATTTACATAAGGGTGGATTTATCAGTACTGCTGATAGAGATGTATCTGGATATAACGAAATCAGATATTCTAATAGCAAATACAATGGAACATACAATGTATCTGGAGTAACAAGCACCACTTTTGATGTTAATCTTTCTGATGTTGCTGAAAAGTCTTCTTATTCTGCTTCTGAGTGCGATTCTATAAAGTACAAAACGACATCGACAAGTGCTACTGGATCTATTGAAGATGTTAGAATAATCTTTAATGGTATTGGATATAAGTCTGTTCCAAATATTTCTAGTATTACTTCTACGTATGGATCTGATGCTGTACTGAGACTGAATTCCAACTCTATTGGTAAGTTGGAATCTGTAAGACTTTTGACTCCTGGATTCTCCTATCCATCAGATAAAACTCTTACACCTACAGCAAAAGTTCCAAATGAACTTTCTGTTAAGAACTATGAAACTCTAGATTCTATTACAGTGACAGGTGGTGGCAAAAATTATTTGACACCCCCAAGCTTGGTTCTTTATGACCCATCTTCTGATAGCATCGTTTCTGATTTCCAAGGTTCTACAGAACTTTCTGGAAATGCTGTAAGTCCAACTACGTTAGTTAACGGTGTAGAGACAGCTGGAATCAGAATTGATAGAAATCCAGTTGGTCTTAAAGAAGATGTTGTGTATCGTGCCGTAGCAGTAAACAATGATAACGGTGTTTCTGTTGTCAGTGTTGCCTCTAGTACCGATAACATTGTCACTTTGAGTGTTACTACACCTATTCTTGGATTCAGTACAGCACCATTTAAGGTTGGGGATGAAGTTTTCGTTGAGGGAATAGGTCTTGCATCTACAACTGGTGATGGACATAATTCGTCTGATTATGGATATAAGTTCTTTACTGTAACTGCTTACAATAGCAGTGTTAATCCTAATCAGTTGACATATGACCTTAGCAGTTTAGTTACTACTAACACAGGCATTGCCATTACAAACCCAGGTCTTTTTGCTAACGTTATTAAGAAAGAGAATCTTCCTGAGTTCGTAGTAAACAAGAAGACATCTGTATTTGAACCAGGTGAATCACTTTATCTCAATGATTCTCTAGTTCCTGGATCTACAAATCTTGTTGTAAGTAGCTTTAACTCTTTAACTGGTAAACTTAATATTACGGGAACAACACCTATTAAGAATGGTGATACCCTGACGGGATCTGTTACTGGATCTAAGTGTACTATTCAAAACATCACTACTAAAATTGGTAGGTTTGAGATTGATTCGACTTCTACCTTTGTTAAGGGATGGAGTAATGACATTGGAAAACTTGATGAAGATTATCAAGTAACGGGTGACAATGATTATTATCAGAGAATGTCTTACTCTATCCAGAGTGAGAAATCCTTTGATGACATTATCAGTTATGTTAATGACAATGTTCACCCAACTGGATATCGCAACTTTGCCGATACCCAAATCAACCCCAAGGGAAATGTTGGTGCTTCCTTCACGACTGCACAGGAACAACCATTCCTAGTTCTTGATATTTTTGATGGATCTAAGAGAGTCGATACCATTAATGATTTCGACTTTGCTTTGGACTTGGATGCAACCACAAATACATCTAAGTCTATTGAACTCCAAAATGTTCAAGTAACTGATTATATTCTTAATAAGACCAACAGAGTTGTTTCGATTGATGATATTAGTGGTGAATTTCTTAATGAGGATTCTGACGAACTTCTTACCTTTAAGGACGTTTCTTCTTTTGGTGACGCAAGAAAAACTAACAAGTTCTTAGTACAACTTGTAGACATTACAAATGATGCTGAAATGGGTCTTAAAGAACTCGTTTTGGTTAATAACAATGAAGACACCTTTGTATTTGAAAAAGTTGGTCTTGGTGAAACAATTGGTGAACTTGATGGATTCTTTGATGCTGATACTAACAGATATTCTTTAAGATTCTCTCCAAATGAGATTTACAATACTGACTATGAAGTAAAACTTCTTCAGACCTTCTTTGATGATGATACCGCTGGAATCGGATCTCAAAGCATTGGATTTGTTGATCTGATTTCTAAAACTCAAGATGTAAGTGCTGGTGTTGGTACAACTGTTCTTGGATTTAGCACTTCTGTTACTGACACCTTCTACACTAGTGTGGAAGTGTTTGATGAACTTAGCAATGCAGTAGACTACACTGAACTGGTTATTACTCATAACGGTGTTGATACCTATTTGACTGAGTTGGCAGCATTTAATACCAGAGTTGGTCTTAATGGACTTTCTGGACCATTCATTGGATCATTTACTGCTTCTATTGAATCTGGTGTAGTAAGTCTTGTTTACAATAATAATGGATCTAATGATGTAAGACTGAGAACTCAAACCATTGGAATAGGAACAACTGCTGCTGGTATTGGCACTTACAGATTTAAATTTACTGGAACTTCTGATGGAACAGAAAGAACTGGTAGATTAGAATCTGATTATGAGATTGTAACTGGCGGAACACCAACAGTAATCACTGGCATTAACAGTGTTACCGATGGGTCTTTGAAATCTACTGTAAGGGTAAGTATTGGTGAAACTCAATCTGTCCATCAAGTATATGTTCTGAACGATCAAAAAGATAGAGAGAATTTATATGTTCTCAGTTATCCATATCTTTCTGTAAATGATGTTAATGGTATTGGAACATTCTCCGCAGAATACTCATCTAATGGTGTTGATCTGAAGTTCCATCCCGATTACAGTGGTGATATTCAGGTTCAGACTTTTAATGAAATCATTTATAGGGATCTTGATAACAATGGTGATATCAATGGAATTGGTGATCTTTCTTATGGAGATGTAAACCAAAATGTCTCTCAAGCAGTTTATTATGGAATCAATCAAAGAGAGATTCTTGAATTTTCTGCTCAGCATGGTGATGTTGATATTTTTGCTAAGACATTTGACCCAGCAGGATCTGGTATTCTTAGCACCACGACTGGTAGATTCACATTAGAGCACTTTTTCCAAACTGGTGAAGAACTTGAGTACAGACCAGAGTCTAATTTGATTGGTGTCGGTGCTACCGCTCTTGTTTATGATACTGGAATTGGAACGGCACGTCTTCCTCAGACGGTTTATGCCATCAGAGACAATGCCACTCAATTTAGAGTTGCTACTGCTGCCACTCTTGCCACTGCTGGAACTGCGGTTACATTCACCGCACTTGGTTCTGGTAACAAGCACGTCTTCTCCATGGCAAAGAGGAACGAAAAGACAATCATTACTTTAGATGGTATTGTACAGTCACCAATCTTAAAGACTCCTTTATCAGAGCAGACAATGCATTCTGTAGGAGCAGGAACCACTATTATTCAACTTTCTGGAATTTCTTCTATAAGACCTGCGGATCTGGTTAAAGTTGATAATGAATACATGAAGGTTTCTATTGTTGGACTTGGCTCTACAAATACTGCTGGTGTAGGTGCTATTGGAACTCTACCAATTATTGAAGTTGAACGTGGATTCGTTGGATCTAGTGCAACGTCCCATAGTCAATTTGCAGATATTTCTGTTTATAGAGGATCTTACAACATCGTCGATAGTAAAATTTACTTTACTGAGGCACCCAAGGGTGCTGGTAGAGAGGATCTTGACAGTAGAGGTCTGACGATTCCAAGATCGAACTTCTCTGGAAGAGTTTATCTGAGAAAGGATTATGACACCAGCATTCTGTTTGATGATGTATCTGATCAATTTGATGGTGTAACTTCTGAGTTTACACTCAACTCTAATGGCAATAGTGTAACGGGTATTGGATCCACTGGTGGTAATGGTGTTGTCTTTATTAATGGTATTTTCCAAGCACCATCTACACCAAACAATACTGATAATAATTTCACCATTACTGAAGTCAGTGGAATCAGCAGTATTGTATTCACTGGTATTCTTTCTGAGGGTGGTTCTCAAATTATTGATGTTGATGATATCAACCAAAATCAACTTCCTAGAGGTGGAGTTCCCATTTCCTTCGGATCTACTAATGGGTTGGGATATGCACCTTTGAGAAAAGCATTTGCTGTACCTACAGTTACTCTTGGACAAATTACAAATATTGCTGGAGTACCAACGACTGGAGTCTTTGATGCCATTTCTAATGCTGAATATGATAATGCAACTGGTATTCTGACAGTAACTTCTTCTAGTGC